TCTGGTGATTATCTCATTTATGGTGCAAAACATTCTTTTGGTCACACCAGATATAATATTCATTTAAAATGTGTTAAATTGACTAGTTATACTGATGATAATCCGATGAAGGTAATAGGATGATTCAAGAATATTACGGCGATCAAAGTAGATGGTTTATTGGAATTGTAAAGGATATTCAAGATCCTTTGGAACTTGGTCGAGTACGTGTGAGAATATATGGTGTACATCCGGATAAAACAACCGATGCCGAGGATGATGATTTACCTTGGGCACAGGTTTTAGTTCCAATAACCGAGGGTGGTTCATCAGGTATTGGCACAAATATTGGCATTAAGGTTCAATCTCAAGTTTATGGAATTTTTTTGGATGGTAAGGATTCACAATTACCTTTGGTACTTGGCTCGATACCAAAGTACGAAAAACCAATATCCACTAATTATCTTAATCCATCATCTGCCGTTCCACAAGAATTGCAAAGAAGAATTGATACACAAAATGCTAGGCAATTAAACTGGGAATCGCCTGATAATGTAGACAGTAAATACCTTGTAGGTTCAACAAATATTGAAAAAGCTTTTAATTTCCTTTTAACTCAAGAAGGTGGTGGATTTACAACTGCACAAGCGGCTGGTATTATTGGCAATTTTTATGTTGAATCTGCCGCAAATCAAAATGGTGGAGATTTAAATCCTATTGCACAATCAGCACCACCAGAAAGATCATTTGGTATTGCACAATGGAACTCTGCAGAGAATGTAGGTAGATATCAGGCATTGTTAGATTTTGCTGCAACAAAAAATCTTCCTTGGCAAAGCATGTATTGTCAATTATTATTTACAATTAAAGAATTAAATGATAGTAAAACATATTATCGCTATAATGAATTAAAAAGAGCAAAAACCCCAGCAGAAGCTTGTTCAATATTTGAGGATAGATTTGAAAATCCACAAATAAAAGGTCAGCAAGAAAGAATAGATGTTGCAAATGAAATTTATAGAAAGTTGACAACATAATGGCTACTACTAAAAGCGATTGGTCAGTTAAGAGACCAGATTTAAAAAATAAACAAAAGGAAGTCAAGGAACTTTCTGAAGCCGATAAGGCCAGACAAAGAGCTGCTGCACAACAAGCCATTAAACTCTTTACTGGTTTACAACCTGGTGCAGACAACTTTGGTAAAATTGTTGCAGGGTTTCAGTCCATTGCAGAAAGTGTAAAACCAAGAGGTAATAAAAAAGATCCTACACCATCTGTGATGGGTGGTTCTGTTGGTAAAGGTACAAATAATACGGCCACACCAACAAAGAAAACAGAGATTGATGCTCTTACGGAAAAAGAAACCAAGGCAAATAATATTGTAAAGAAGGCATTGGCTGATGGTAGTCCAAATGGCATTCGTAATGCACTAGCAGATGTCACAAAATTATATGAAGATGAAATTAATGAAGGATTAGCTGAAGTAAATAAAGCCGCTGAAGATCCTGTTGTAAAGGAACAATTTGCAAAATTAGGCTTAGATTCTACTCAAATAACTCAAGTTACACAACAAATTGATGGTGGTAAATTATCCAGTATTATCCGTGAAGGTCCAACAAATAAGATTGTTGCTGATCAAAAGAAGGTAACAACAAATCAAATGAAGGCACTTGGTAATCCATTTGGTTCCTTTCAATCCAAAATTGATTTTCCAGATTTAGGAATTAAAAGTGGCGATCCTATTTCACCAGATTCAAAAACAATAGCACAAATGAAAGAGAAAACAGGTATTGATATTAGTGGTCTGGCTTTTCCAAATCCATTTGGTTCAATGGGTGTTGATAATGGTAATCTAATGGGAACACTTGCATCAGCAACAAAAGGTTTACCAGGTATGACTGAATTAGGTTCTGTAGTACCTGTAACAACAAATATACCGACAAATATTAAAATACCGGATATTGTTGATGTTCATGGTCGTACCAACCTAGCAGAAACAGTTGACAAAGGTACAATTACTGCAGTTAATGAACCAACCACTCCAGTTGAAGAAATAGGAGTTTCAAGTACCAGAGGGCAACAAAAATTATTATTTTCTACTGTAAATAGTATGAATGAATTTGAAATTGAAATAAGAGCTGCCGGCCGAAGACCAATTGCATATTTTATGGTTGGTTGGACATTTAGTGGTTCAAATGTAAAACTTACAGCCAAGGAATATCACGAGGTTGTAAAGGAAGAAATTAAAGAAGGATATGAAAAGAAAGGTGTTGATTTCAATACCATTCCGGAATATCTTCAGGGTGCAATGTGTCATTATTTTATTAGAAAGGATGGCACACTTGAACGAGTAATGCCACTTGAAACAAGACCAAATGTTAACTGGTTGGCACCAAAAACCGATAATTTAGAAGATGAAATAAAGGTAACAAATTTTCTTGCACCAATAAATGAAGCATTGTTATTATCAACTGTTTTATTTTTTGATGCAGGTAGCACTGCAACTGCAGGAAATATTACCAGACAAACGGTATCACCAAAATCAATTACTGATGAACAATGGGCTACTTTTGATAAGGTGTGTGCAACAATAATTAAAATATCACCAGCTAGAAAGTTTTTATCAATGGATGAGGTATGGGAAAAAGTATTCCCACCTCGGCTATCATTCCAACGTGGTCCTGGTTTTGATGTTGACAAATACTGTAATAAATTTAATGGCCGTGCAGGTGGAAGTTTATGGGATTAAAACATGTCTAATATAGAAAATCCAAATATTAGCCCTTTGAATACAAAAAGCATTGGTAAAGTTACCGATGGGTATGAGGACCAAACCGGTTCATATCCTACTAGACAATATGCTGGTAAACAAACAACCAATCTTGAAGCTCGTGGTATTGAGGAAAATGCATTGCCATATAGTGGTGGCGATCGTGGTATTGATACAGAATTTATAGATTTTCCACCATCTGAATATCCATATAATCAGGTAAGAAAAAGTGCCGCTGGTCATGTTACAGAGTTTGATGACACACCAGGCCGGGAAAGAATTCTTATTAAACATGTTCGTGGTACTGGTGTTGAATTTCAACCTGATGGTAATATTCTTTTATACAGTGCTAAAAATACTGTTCGCATTTCTGCTGGAGATGAAAAGGTTATTATTGAGGGTGATGGCGATGTAGTCTATCATGGTAATCTTAAACTAAGAGTTGATGGTGATTTTGATTTAGAAGTAGGTGGTAACTTTAATGTAACAGCGCATGGTGATCATACCGAAGATATTAAAGGTGGTTACAGACAAGATATCAATAAAAACTTTCAATCACTCATTGGTGGTAATGTAACACAACACACTGCAAAGAATAAAACTGAAATGATTTATGGACAGTCATATCAGTCTGTAAAGGGTAATATTGACATTCTTACTGAAGGTCATGCGGAGGTTAATGCCAAAGGTCATATGTTGGTTACCTCAGAAGAAGAAGCAGCAATCTCATCTCCAAGTATTAACATCGGTACAAAGAGTCTTTTGGTTGCAAGTGATACAGGTACAATTGGTGGCGAGAATGTAGTTTATTATGGACACACTGCTCATATTCCAAGAATCAATTCAACATCAATGCATGCAACAACATTTCATGGAACATTGGATGGTAAGGCTACATATGCAGCTGCAGCAGATGAGGCTGGTTCTGCACCACTTGGTCCTGGTTCCGGTGGTGGTACTCAAACAATTGTAACCGCTACGGAAAAAACAACTGCACAACCAGATAATGATATCATGACCAGTTATTTGGGAGATGGTGAATTTGCTGTGAGACAAATCACAATTGATCCAGGCAACATTCTTTATAATCAAATTAATCGTACAGCAGACTATGGTGGTGTATCTGAAAGAACACTTACAACAACAGAAGTAAGATCCAAACTTCGTGATCCAAAAAATCAACAAAACGAAAAATTTATTGGTGAAGTCATTGGTGAAGGAACATTATCTGCAACATATTCAAATAGTATTCCAGATGATATTGATAGAATTTTAAATGATGAGGCAACACCAAGAAGAGTCAATTCAAAATCTATTGTTGGTAAAAGTGTTGGTGCTGAAGCAAAAAGATTTAAGGGAACCGTTGTAAGTGGTACCTATGAATTCATAGCAAATCCATATTATAAACCTGAAAATCAAAGTGAGGTTACATCGCGTACAGAATTGGCTCACGGAATTACTATTGCAAAATTTCTAGGTGGTTATGGTGATTCAATTACCTTTGATCATGTTACTACAAATGATGCAAGAATTGCTATTGCGCGCAATCTTATTTTACATGCACAACTCTTAAAGGAAATAATGCTCGATACAAATGAGTTTGATGAACATCGTCTTATTGTTGCCGAAGGTCTTTATAGGCCGGCCGCAACTGAAATTGTAACAAGTGGTGGATTAAATGATTTAAAATCAAAAGGTCGGTGTGTTGTTTATGAACTTAGAGATAGAAATGGTGATATTGATAATAAAAAGACATTTGATCTTGCTGGATGGTGGAAGGATGCATTGCAATATGAAAAAATGATTCTGAGTTATGACACTTTTAATCCGGATGGCAATCTAATAGCTCAGATTGTTATGGTAATGCCAGAACTTGGATCTGATTATAAAGCCACATATACAAATATTTTGGAAACTCGTTTTAATAACTTTGTTCAGAGTACAAATGAACTGGTAGAATGTATCCAGGAATGATATAAATAAAGAATAAAAGGTTTTACAATGGCGGTTTCAAGAGCTTTTTCAATAGAAGATGGTAATTTATCGAGTAGACCAATTACGGTTTCTCGTGAATTAACATATAGTGATGTTGATTTAACTTTTACACCTAAACCGTCAGGTGATTTATATAAAAAGGTTGATGCTGCAGATGTAAAACAATCTGTAAAAAATCTTTTACTTACAAATTATACAGAAAAACCATTCAATATGCGTTTTGGTGGTAATCTGAGTGATTTTCTTTTTGAATTGGAAACAGATACCGACATTGATATATTGGCCGATCAAATTATTGAAGCTGTGGATCTTTATGAACCACGGGCTCAGGTTCTTCGTGTTTATGGTAATATTAAACCTGATAATAACGAGATAAGAGTTACTGTTGAATTTCAGGTAATAAGTACATCTGAATTGGTAGTATTAGATTTAACACTCACAAGGTTAAGATAAATGGCAACAAGTACAGTTAAATCAGCAGATTTAGATTTTACAAATATTAAGGCAAGGCTGAAAGATTATCTTAAAGCTCAGCCTGAGTTTTCAAGTTATGATTTTGAGGCTTCTGGTCTCTCAAATGTTTTGGATGTTTTAGCATATAATACACACATAAATGCTCTTACTGCAAACTTTTCATTAAATGAATCATTTCTTTCATCTGCACAACTTAGAAGTTCCATTGTATCTCATGCTCAAATGTTGGGTTATGAAATTAGATCACGTACTGCTGCTAATGCATTAATTAATATTTCTGTAAATCTTGCTGGTGTTGGTAATAGACCAGCAAAATTAGAATTAGCAGCTGGTCGACAGTTTACAAGCTCAATTGATGGAACAACATATACATTTAGAACACGTGAAACAATTTATGCCAGTGATAATGGTAGTGGTCTTTATATTTTTAAAACTACAACCGGTTCTGAAAATATTCCAATTTATGAAGGTATTGAAAAAACAAAAACATTTCAAGTTGGAGAAAAAACTGAAAGACAAATTTATATCATTCCAGACGAAACAATGGATACATCAACTGCAAACGTATTGGTATATGAAACTGTAGGTTCCTCTAATTTCACCACATATACACCACTGTCTCTGGCAATTCAAGTTGATGCAAATTCAACACACTTTTCCATTCATGAAGCTCCAAATGGATATTATGAATTAAATTTTGGTGATGGAATTTCATTTGGTAAAGCACCAGAACCTGGTGAAAGAGTGGTTGTAACATATCTTTCATGTAAAGGTGCTCTTGCAAATAATGGTACTCTATTCACACCAACATCTGATATTACAGTAAATGGTGTTGATTACACAATTAATGTTGTCACCGATACAGAATCTAGTGGTGGAGCAGACAAACAATCAATTGAATCAATTCGTCAATTGGCACCAATTGCATTTGCATCACAGAAAAGATTAGTTACATCATTGGACTATAAAGCCGCAATTGAATCTAATTTTCCACAGGTATCATCTGCGTCTGTTTGGAGTGGTGATGAAAATGTACCAATTGATTATGGTAAGGTTTTCATATCTCTTAATTTTGTAACTGGTACATCGTCCACTGTACAACAAGCGGTAAAGGATGCAATTGTTACAAATTATACTGATAATCTTTCGGTTATGTCCATTACAACAGAATTTGTAGATCCACAATATGTCTATTTGGAAGTGAATTCCAATTTCCAATTTGATCCTGGCCTTACTGGTTTTACTTTGGGTGCTATGGAAACTCAAGTATTTAATTATATTAAAAGCTATTTTAGTGATTATTTAAGAGACTTTGGATCTATTTTTAGAAAATCAAATTTGGCTACAGAAATTGATGCACTTGATAAATCCATTTTATCAAATTCCATTGATTTAAAAGTACAAATGAGATTAC